ATGCTCACCGTTAAGCAGATTGAAGCAGCAAAGCCGAAAGAAAAACCATACCGCCTACTCGATGGTAATGGCCTGTACCTTTATGTCCCTGTGTCAGGGAAAAAGGTATGGCAGCTTCGCTACAAGATTGACGGTAAGGAGAAAATCCTGACTGTCGGAAAATATCCGCTTATGACTTTGCAGGAGGCAAGGGATAAAGCATGGACTGCGAGGAAAGACATCTCGGTTGGCATCGATCCGGTAAAGGCGAAAAAGGCTTCGTCTAACAACAATTCCTTTAGTGCAATTTACAAGGAATGGTACGAACACAAGAAGCAAGTCTGGTCAGTAGGGTATGCGACTGAACTTGCAAAAATGTTTGATGACGACATTTTACCCATCATCGGCGGCCTTGAAATTCAGGATATTGAGCCGATGCAACTGCTGGAAGTAATCCGCAGATTTGAAGATCGCGGTGCAATGGAGCGAGCCAACAAAGCACGTAGAAGATGCGGCGAGGTTTTCCGTTACGCTATTGTCACCGGAAGGGCTAAATATAACCCGGCACCTGACCTTGCAGACGCCATGAAAGGATACCGCAAGAAGAACTTCCCGTTTTTACCTGCCGACCAGATCCCGGCATTCAACAAAGCACTGGCAACATTTTCAGGAAGTATCGTATCGCTCATTGCGACCAAAGTTTTACGCTACACAGCCCTCAGAACAAAAGAGCTTCGTTCCATGCTATGGAAGAACGTCGATTTTGAAAACAGGATTATCACCATCGACGCCAATGTGATGAAGGGACGCAAGATTCATGTGGTTCCGATGTCGGACCAGGTGGTTGAACTTCTCACTACGCTAAGCTCCATCACTAAACCAGTATCAGAGTTTGTTTTTGCCGGACGCAACGATAAGAAGAAGCCAATCTGCGAGAACGCGGTATTGCTTGTGATCAAACAAATCGGCTATGAAGGTCTGGAAAGCGGTCACGGATTCAGGCATGAATTCAGCACGATTATGAACGAGCACGAATGGCCTGCTGACGCGATTGAGGTGCAACTAGCACATGCCAACGGCGGATCTGTGCGCGGGATTTACAACCATGCTCAGTATCTCGATAAGCGCAGAGAAATGATGCAATGGTGGGCGGACTGGCTTGATGAGAAGGTAGAGTGACCCACCTTAACTATCGAATGACATAAATCCTTGCAATCCAGTGCAAAGATTTGTGTGTCTCAGTTTTGTCTAATTGTTCTACTAAAAACATAGTAAAATCGGTAACGGCTGGAAATCGTTCAATACCCGTACTATTGAAGTTATCTAAGACAGGAGGTTTATTTAATAAATCACTTTATATAAAGAAGCAATTAATTTAACAATTATAGCTATAAAAAATAAATCTTTCTAAAGCCGGAAACACCGGCTATTTTTTGTTAAAGAAATAAAACAAACCTGTGGTTGATATAAATATTAAAATAGCCGACATGCCTATTTTAATATAGGGCCAAACAATCATTGTATTTTTATCACTAACGAATACCATTGCCAAAAAAGCCATCAAACATAACAATCCAAACATAATAGCACTTTTTAAATTAAGTCTCAGACATAGTTCTTGTGCCACTGTATACATATCAAAGTCAACATTTTTACCCACCCCATTCCCTTTAATTTCACCATTAGAACTCCCACTAGTGCTGTCACTTTCTACATTAATTACTTTATATGATAAAAAGTTTGAGTGTTTAAAAAAAGGCAACGTTTTGATATTAAGTGGAATATAAATATCATCATAATCAACAGATGATTCTATAGGATTACAATGTGCAATCACAACATCATCAGGACTACAATTTATAAGTAATTTTTTAGAAGCTCCATCAAGATTCGCTACTTTTATATTTATAGTGTACCTATCACCATGATATACTTCATAGAAACACCCTTTACTTTGAGGGTTGTATTTCGGAATAACCCTTCTTCCTAGAGAGTCAAGGATACCATCAATAGAAAAAAACATCATATCAGGAAATGCGCACCTAACTTCTTCCACCCTACTTTTCCAGTTGCTATAATAATCAGAATCATTACACTCTATATATTTTAAGAAAAGCCCATCATCTCCCTGATTACAAATTTCAGCATTAATAAAATCCCCAAGAATCATCCGAACATGATAAAGTTCGGTCATATCACTCCAGTCAAACGAAATTATTTTCGCCTTCCTAATTGATTTATGGATCAATTTTTTATTTTCATTCATTGTATTTCCTTGCGAAAAATAAATGAATACATCACTACCAACTATCGCTTGCCGTTGTTGATAAATGCAAGCCTCAACATATTTCTTTTTGTATCTAAAATGAATGACATCACCTTTTGGCAAACTTAACACCTTGAATATATCAGCTTTATATTGTTCTCTGGAATCAGAGCTAAACGCTGCCATAACTCTCATATTAGAACCTCCCCGAGTAAACATTCCCAACGAAATTTCTTCAGTTTATATATTTCTAAATTATCCCTAATTATTCCATCCTGCTTTGCTTTATCGGCCCAACGATTATGAGGATGTACAGTCCCAACTAACTGCCACCCAGCACCTTTTAAAGATGCGCCTGTTTCACTGCTTAGAGTATAGGTAATAATTTTTTCTCCTCCCATCATTTTCCAGATTGTGCTACATCTACTAATCAGAAAGGAGCAAGTTCCTTTTGGAGATTTGTCACTGACACATAATCGTGTAATCTCTGCCGTCACACCATCCATGTACGTTGCAGATACGGGATTTCCAACTATCGCTACACCAACCAATTCATCAGAATCTATGTGGTAGGCAGCTATAGCCCATCTGCCCGAATTCCTTGACGTTGGTCGATGGTGTCGATGATAAATAGAAACAAATTCATTTGCTTTTTTTATCGTTATAGGTTTTACATATAGTAACTTCGCCAAAATCCACACCTTGTAACATGATGGTAATATCATCACAACAATACAAAACTTATTGATTTTTAACAACCAATTATAATGCCTAACCCCCATAGCACTACTTATCTTGTCTTCAAAAATCAGCTCGCATCCTGCACAGTTCAGTGCATTACGTTGTAGATCTGTGTTCTGGTCATTTGTTGACACGCGTACATAGCCAATAAGCATGATCACTCCCCTGAATAAAAACCTGGGATGATGCCAGTTAGCCATTATCTCTGCATTTTCATAAACGTTGGTTTGGGAGAAGCGGCAAAACGGGATGTGGGAACAGGGGAAAATCAGATACCGGACATGGCCTCTTTTGCCAGTGGTGATGGATGGATGAAATTACCCAACGGGAAAATCCTGCAATATGGTCGTGGTGCGGTTACGCCGACATTATCGACGCAAACAATGAGAATTACATTCAGCATCCCTTTCCCCAAAAAAGCGGACTGCGCCATGCTTACTCATTCTGGTGATGGCGGTGCGCCTTTAGGCGCTGGGCGGGGATTCATGATGACCGCAGAAGGCCCAACGTTAACCGGCTTTAATTCTGCTTACAGAACGTCATCAACCAGCGACACGGTATCGATGAATTACAGTTGGTGGGCTGTTGGTGAGTAATTTTATTCAGGGTGATTTATATGAACGAATATGTTTATAGCGCAAGGCATAATGCTTTTTTCCCTGTGGATATGATTGATAAATATAAATCAGAGGGATGGGATTTATCAGACGCTAAGGAAGTAAATCAAAATATTATCAGTGAGTTTATGGCTGAACCGCCACAAGGAAAAATCCGTATTGCCGGAGATGATGGGCTGCCTGCGTGGGCAGATATTCCTCCACCCACGCATGAAGAACTTATTGAAATTACTGAATCAGAAAGACAGCTACTAATTAACCAGGCCAACGAATACATGAACAGTAAACAATGGCCTGGTAAAGCCGCTATTGGTCGTCTGAAAGGTGACGAACTGGCGCAATATAATTTGTGGCTGGATTATCTGGACGCACTGGAACTGGTTGATACCTCCAGTGCTCCAGATATTGAATGGCCTACGCATCCGGCAGTTCAGGCCAGATGACATCCGGCGCGGTGCTGGTATCTGTTGCCGTCACCGCGTCAATGTAATCCAGCACGGCGTTAAGTCGGGTGGTTTCTGCCTGCGTCAACTTCCGCCCGGCCTGCAATTTCAGCTGAATCAGACTGATGGAAGCCATTGCAGCATCAATCAGTGACTGGCGCTGTGCTTCTGCCGCGTCTACTGCGGCGCTATGCTGTGCCTCAGTATCGGTCACCCATTTCTCACCATCCCATTTATCGTATGGAGATAAAGGGGCGATAGTGGTTGTATTTTCAGGGTAATCACCCGGAGCTTTGATTTCTTTTGATTCTCCTGTTTCTGTGCTAAAGACGATTTCACCACGATGGTCTGGCACATATTCCCATGAGTTAAAATCTGCAGAACGGCAGATTGCATAACCAGTTTTGTATGAGCCAGGAGCATCTAAACAGGAACATGCCGGAATGCCGACACCCACAGCAAGATATTCAGTTGATGTGAAAATATATTCTCGTGTTTCACCATCATAGTTATAAACCGTAATATTTCCTGCCTGGGTGGCGATAAATTCGTTATTTAATACAGCGTAATCCATTATGCAGCCCTCACGATATAATTAAAGGCAATGTTTCGAGGACGGTTTTCGTTTGCAGTTGGAACAACTCTGGAAGCATCAAATGTTACTCGCTTTGCATAACCACCTTTAATTGAATCAGATGAAGCATCTCCGATGACGCTGGTTGTAAAAACGCCAGAATCAGAAGGGTAGGTATTAAACCTGACATCCACTAATGCACCAATTATATTTCGAATGGCATCGCCCTGTGATGAAAGCAAGCTACGGTTAGTATCTATTCCTCTTCCGTCATCCCAGCCACGAATGAACTCACCACGTAAATCAGGCAATTTATTTGTCGGGTAAGCCTTTGCCAGTTCCGGGTATTCTTCAGCAGAAAAAGCCGCACCGTTGCATTTCAGCCAGCCTGTTGGCGGAGTGGCTGAAGGCCACGGAACAGGGACACCAACAGGTAATGCAGAGCCTTCTCCCAAACCAAGGTTTTCGAGAGCCGTTCGCACAGTGCCATCCGATTTGATATCGCCAAACGGATTCTTGCGGCTCAGGTATTCAACAGCAAACCCCGATTCCAGCAATTCAACAAAACCGGGCAGATCACCATTATCAAGCACATCCCGTTGCGTTTTATCACTTACAAACTGGGCCAGAGCTGCAGCAATAAAGCTGGCCTGCCGAATAACCTTATTGACTTGCGCACTGGATGCTTTCCCTGCTGTAAATCCGGATATAAGCGCAGGCAACGTTTCCCATTCCTCCTGCGACATAACATTGGCATTTCGATCAGTTGCAAACGCTTTAAAGTCATTTTTCGCCATCAGAGTAATACTCCCCATGCCCCTACATCAAAACCACTGATGAATTCGTTATCCATATCAAAACCAAAAAATTTAGAGCCTTCCGATGGAGTTTCCACCGAAGGTGTTTCAATGCCCCCCGCCCATACCCCGGCGGCTTTTACTGTTAGATACCCCTGTTTAATTGCCGCAATTAACTCACGCGATACATCTGAAATATCAGTATCAGGAAAGACCCAGACCGATATCGTCATGTCCTGGTTATCGACTATCTGCATTCGCAGCCCGGATCCTGCTGTTGCAGCGTCAAGAATTGCTGGAAGCGAATCATTCCGTCCGTCCCAGTTATTAATCGCAATCTTCGCTTTAAGGATGACACGATAAGTTTCATCGCTGAGGTACATGTATCCGGAATCAGGATCGTATGGCCCCTGCCATACACCATGATCATATCCAAGCCCGTCGGTATCCCAGCTGAAATAGACACCTGAGATAGGCTGGCTGACAACACGGCTACGTCCGATCCACAATCCCAGAATGTCAAGTTGCACACCAACCGCAGAGTCAATATCAAATGCAGTAATCAGCCCTCTGGTGGCCGCCGCAACATCAATAAGCGGCCGGGTCATCAGATCAACATGTGCAAGAAATTTAGGTTTGGTGGCGTGGTAGTTCGTGATTAGTTCGGTATATTTGCTCATGACTCCACCGTTATAACGATATTTTCCGGTGTACAGGACGCAGATTCGTTGTATCTGATATCAATGTTTGATGACGACAAAGCCCCCGGGGATTTCCCAATCGTCAGTTCCTGAATATCGTAATAGCGTGCATTCCCGCCACTCACCACACCAAGATTCGCCGGTGAGTAAATGCGACTTAAAAGGACCGAATCACCAATCATCAGACTATTGATATAGTCGGAAATAGCCTGCTGGATCTGCTGCCCTATCTGTGAGGTATAACCCGTAAAAACTTTTAATTTAATCCGGGCATAAACAGGCACATCACTAGAGCGCGAGAATTTGATTACATGGGGATTGCCGTATTTATCCGGAACCGTAACGGATGTTGTACCGTGAGTGGATGTCCCCTGGCCTTTATTCCCTCTGATAGCCTGAGCAATATCCGTCACATCACCGCCATCCACAATTACAGCAACAGAGTGTGGCGGTAACCCGTTACCGTCCTCCGAACCAGTATCGTTTTCATAGAGTTTGTGGCGGGTTACACCGGTAACATTAGAAACAGCACCATCCAGTGCTTCAAATGGGGTTATTGATGGCAACGCAACACTTTGCGACTGGCGGATACGTAACTCAGCGTCAGTTTCTGCCGGAGTGCCCACAGTGGCTGCAGCAGGATTGGTTACCGAAACCCAGCCACGGGTTGGCGTATTAATTTCAGTGATAGTTCCAGCCAGCGCCGCCACTGCACCACTGACGGAACATGTTGCGGTCACCATCACTGTACCATCCACGCCTACCACCACTGAAGCAGGCAAACGCCATATCACATTATTACTGTCTTTCACGCTGCCATTAATGATGGTTGTTCCGGCAGTTCCTGTAAGAAGCAAATCAACCGTAGAGTTCGTCGCGCCTTTACGTGAAATACCATTTATTTTCACGTTACTGGTCAGTGCAGCCCCATAGCCGGTTGCCGGTGAAAAACAGTTGTAGACAGTTATCGCCGTATTATTGGCATCATGAATCGCCAGCGCCATCAGAGCCACCATCTGGCCGTCTTTGCTGTCCGGTTCGAGGTAGGCATCACTACCATAAATCTGCTGAAAATAGCTAATCAGGGTGCTGAGTATCGTCTGATAATCAGGCGCACTGATCCCCTCCGCGGTTACCTTTGCAGATAAACCGAGAGAATCAAGGTTCAGAGCCATTACGCCTCCGATGTAACAGTCGTTATTCCATAAAGAGTGTCGATTTCAGCGGAAAACATGACACGTCGGGTCGTGGTATCCACCGTCGTATTGAAAGAGAGGATTGATTTAACGCCCTGCGTTTCCAGAATGCGCTTACGGATCGCCAGGTTGTAGGTTTCCGGCTTCTGCCTGCCCAGCACGGACTGGATCCATGGAGTCCCTTCGGTGGTGTCGAGAAACCATTGCCCATACCACAATTCGAATCGCGTTTTTACCGCCTGCGCCACGGCCTCCGGTGAGTTAATCAGCCAGGTGTCATCACCGCTGCCAAAGGTGTAATCACCATCGGCGTCTTCACGTCTGTATCGCATCAGTTTACCCCATCGGTATTGCTTCCACCGCGCTGAACACCGCCATGAGTGTGCGTATCATCGATTGGCTTGCCGTTAGCCTTAACGCTCCCCAAGAACTCAACAGCACCAGTGATTTTTGAAGCCACACCAGAAACAACAGACCCCACCATGCCCCCCATCCAGGTTAACAGGCCATGAATGGTTACTTTCTCAGAAAAATCAGCCAGAGGGGCAACCACATCAAGGCCCCCCGGAGCGACAATTTTAATTTTCCTGGTATCAGGATTAAGCTCAAAATAGGTGCTGCCGTCATCACTACGCAACTGTGTGGCACTGGTATTAATACCGCTAATCTTCCTTGCCTGCGACTGGGGACCGACAATACAAAACGCATCCGATAAATCATGCATTCTGTCATCGACCGGCTCCTGTATCCCGCCACTCTGCCACCAGAAATCAATACAACGATCGGCAAAAATCACCAGGCATTCATCGCCGGCTTCCACCGGGAAAGTTAACGTGCAGCCGCCGCCGCGCGGGAATACCACTGGTACATCCACCAGCAATGGGTAATTTTGGGTAATGCGGTTGCCGTCATTATCCTTTTCAACCGAACGGATCGCAGGCTGCACAACCGCTGTCACCGCATCAGGATCGAATGACTGGACGATGCCAGGCAAAGCAACACGTATCTGGTTCTTTGTTGTTTCCCGTTCAGATTTGAATGTTTCGGCAAGGTCGCCGCTGCGGGTCTGGTCAGATACTGCCATTTAGTAGGCTCCAGAAAGCAAAAAACCCGCCGAAGCGGGTTTGAAAGGATGTATGGATTATTTAGGTTTCTTCCTACCATAAACAAACACTGTAGTTAATCCTACGAGATCTAAAGTAGCAAGAGTACCTGCGAACCAAGTGTTACCGCGATTAGCAAAAAACGCAGCCATTATAAGCACTACCATTGCAATGCAAAATCCCATCCATTGCCCACGTTTGTCGCGTGAAACCGCACCAAGTAATGCATCACTTTGCGTCTTATGCCTATGCTCTTGCTCTTTTTCGGTTAGCCTGAAAATTCTCTCAGCGCCGCCGGGTAATATTTGATTATATTGTAAGAGCATAGCAGGAGGTGGGAGTGGTCCCTGAAAAGACTCCTGCTGAAACATGGCAATAACCTTCGGGTTCTTAGAAACTCTCTCAAGAAGTTCAGGTGTTAACTTCGATTTTAGCTCAGGATCAAGGTTGGCAACTGCAGACAGCTTTTCCACTACTTCCTGAGACTCATCATATTCCGAGGAATCAATATCTTCGTCGATACCATCCGAATCAGGAACGGCTTTTTGCGACGCTTTGTTTTCCTGATGCTTTTTGAGAACGGCCGCCTGCTTGCGGGGTTTTGAACTCATACCTGATAACTCTGTTCATGTCACTTGCAATGACTTTAACATCACTTCTTATTGCCCGACAATCAGATCCAGAAGCAGCATATTGCCAGTAATCTGTAGTCGGCATAATGTCCATAACACTACCGGCAGCGGCTAAGTAACGATTAACGATTTTCCTCATATCCCCTCCCATAGTGAACATCAGTGGAGCGCAGAGTTTACCTTTAAGGTAAAGTGTAGACAACTACTGTGTACAGATGGTTCAAAAAATGCGTTAACCAGTATTAATTTGTTAAAATTAGCGCAATTGGCAACAGTTCATCCATAATATTATGGACGTCAAAAATCATCGCCCAGCCACTTTTTTACACGGGAAAGATCCGATGATTTTCGGTGCATCCATGCTGTTCTGCAGAAGCTGGACGTTCAGGAAACGCGTTTCGGTGCCAGGGCGACGAATGTATTCAAAGCCGTAGTTGTTACCGTCTTTGGCAGGCATAAGCCCCATATCAATCTTAATGCCATCAGCACCAAGATTTGTAATTTTCTGAGATGTGACGCGTTCACCGTTAATCATGTCCATTTCCCCCAACCTTGCAGTGATGGTGTAAGGTCCACAATAAGCGGTGTAACCGCTTGCAGATGCCCCAAATGACATAAAGGCAACAATTAAAATGGCTAAGGCTTTCACATTTACCCCCGGTTAAGCGAGTCCTGAGTGCGGAGATCCGCCGCGCCACGCGCTTCGCACATCATATCCATGTACCACGCCTGGCCCCTTGTATCGCCAGTGTACATAATCCCGCGCACAATATAAACGCCATCCGTTGCGATGCTGGCAGGTTGTGCTGTGGTGCCGCTTAGCGTGATATTTCCGTCCGTGTTCTGGTCGGTGATCTGACCACCAGCCATCGCAATATCGTTGTTCGACAACGCGGTACGATAGACGGAAGCCTGATCCAGCTGAATGAGCCCGTTAACCCGGATGTTCGGATTAATAAGAGCGCGGACGTTTACGCCGTTGCCGATGGTCTGCTGCGGCATGCCGATAAGCCCGGTGGCGCTGCTGAGCACAATCGCGTCGTGAACATACTCGTTATTCGCCACCATCTGGCGCTGACCGTCCACAAATTGCCATGTTGCGCCACATTGTCCGGCCACGTTATCCATAAGATGCCGTGTCATGCCGAACAGCACCCGCCCTCGAGGGAATACGGTAGCAGGCATTTCAGGCGTCAGTCCTTCGGTCGCGCCTTTGGCCTCAAAGTCTTTCATCAGCGCACGGTTCACATCTGCGACCGTGTAACCGGCCGCCAGCGTCTGCGAGGTTATACTGGTGGCAAATGCCAGATCCGTATCTGCTGCCTGAATCAGGACATAGGAATCAATAGGGCTGTCTTTTCCTGTGACCGAGTAGCGAATTTCTCCGCTGAAAATCAGCCCGTAGTTGCGGCCATCACTCTGGCCCACATCTGCCGCGTCGACTTCGCGCACGGTCACGACGTCGCTTGCCGCCACCTCCGGCGCGATACCGTCGTAACCGGCAATCAGCCGCACTTTCGAAAACTCCTGCCCGGTAATTCGGTTCACAGTATCTGCCGAGAGGTTATAAATTTTGATAGTCCCTACCCGGGACGCGCTGCTGATGTTGAACCAGTCGATCGTAAAGGTGACTTTGAAATCACTTAGCTCAATTCCCTGACCGTTCCCGTCCACAAGCTGCAGCTCGAAATGTCTCATCCAGTTCTGTGACATGCTTACTCCGTTGATACCAGTAAATGACTGCGACCGCCCAGATCAGTTTTCGTGGGATAATCCTGTGTGTTGTCATCGCAGACCACCACCAGCTTAAAACCAAGCCCCATACAGGCGTACTGCGCCAGCAGATCAGCGCCAGTGACGAGAGGAATACCGGAGATTACCGGCTCTCCTCTGTCGTTCTGCAGGTCCATAATCCAGTAAGGATCGCGCCATATGATGCTAATCTGCCAAGTGACACCACCCAGGACGATGCTGAACTGCTGGTTGTCCGCTGTCAGCGGAATTTCCTGAATTGTCATTAGCCGCCTCCCAGTAATGACGCCACGTTACCCGTAATGCTTTTCAGCAGTGAAGTATCTGGAGGCTTTGTGGTTTTGTTGCCGCTGTTCTGTACCGCCGACGTGCTGGCCCCTTCCTTCATGTTGGTTTTATCCGCGACGGTAATCTGCTGTGTCCGGGAGATAATGACCTCCCTCAGGGTGAGGACGGCGGACAGGACGTTTTCGGTTGTCTTGTCCGTCGTCACTTCCAGCGCCCGGATCAACATGTTGCTGTACAGCCGTTTACCGGTTACCACATCGAAGGGGATACGGCTTTCCTGCAGATCCAGTAGCTCCTGATACGTCTGCTGAGGACTCAGGCCGAGCAGGCTGGTAGCCGTCAGATTACTGGCAAAATCCAGCAATGCGCCGCCACCGGCGAAACCAACCTCCATCACCACTTCTGACGGTTTTTTATAGGCATGATCAGCGACAGCGGCCCCGACCTCTACCGGATGCTCTGTTATTTCAAGCATATCTGTATGCTTCTCTGAAATAACAATACTGGGAACAATCATTCCTATTTTTCTGCTCTGCTGATGAAAAAGTGTAGAGAGAATATCCACTAACCCACCCTCACCTGATTACTTCGCATGACCTGAGCATTTGCAGACTGTTGCCGACGTGCAACCTCATTACCGACAGCGTGCGGATCTCCGCCACCGTAAATGTGGTAAGTATTTTGCTGGTTAACCTCTGTCATTTTGCCACTAATTCCCGCCACGGCAGCCTTATTAATCAGCTCTCGAGAATAGATATTTCTTCCATTTTCATGCTGGATAATGCTGCTCATCAATGCTGACATGGTTTGCGGATCGCTCATATTCAGGGCAGCCCGGGGATCCACTCCCAGTCGTTGCGATACAGCCCTGATATACGCAGTTGTGTTGTTATTATCAGACGCAGGTGCCCAGGTAGAGATAATTTTCTCCACACTGTTTATTCCCCGTCCGGCGTACAGCATTAACTGACGAGCAAGAGCCCGTAATCCATCAAAAGCAGTTTCAAATCTGGCAAATCGCCCGCCCGGGCGTTCAAGAGAAGCCCCTGCCTGACCAGCAAAATTAAGGTTTCCCGGATTGTTATTCCGTTCTCCTCGTTTCGTAGCCTGTGCATATTGTTCCGGCTCATCATCACCAAACCAGCCGCGTACCGTCCGGCCCACACTGCGGGGATCGAATCCCCAGTGCTCTTTAATCCAGTCGGCAGTACTGTTAGCGCTGTCTGTAACCATCGGCATCGCTGACGGATTTTCGCTGCCCTGATTAAGTATCTGTTTGCCGATGCTGACGGCATCAGCCCAGCGGCCATCTTTGATAGCGTTGAGCAGGTCGGCGATCATGTTCAGCATTTTGCTGAATTCGCCCATCTGGTCGATGAAGTTGCTGAAATCCCACTTCAGGGACCATGATTTGGGGTCAATATTGAGCAGTTTCGCCAGCGCTTTCACCAGTTCATTAACAGACCCTTTCAGGTCACGAACCATCTTCAGCGCGGCATCGACCTCCGGCTTCCACTTGCCCCAGTCAATCAGGCTGTCGCCGCCTTCCTTCCAGGTCTGATAGTCCTCCCACAGAAGGGCAATCCCCGCCGCCAGCGCGGTAATGAGGCCAATCGGCGACATCCAGAACGTACTGTTCAGAATGCGCAGCGCAATCGTCAGCGCGCCAAACAGCGAGATGAGCTCCCGCGTTTGCTTATCCAGCGATTGCCACCAGGTGATAAGGCTGGATGTTCCCTCAATTAGCCTGAAGAACAGCCGCCCGATGATGTCTCCGAGCGCCAGAATGCCTTTTATGGCTTTCGTCAGGGTCTGCTCGATGCGCGGGAAGTTATCGAGGATGTGGCGGCGCAGTGTGTCCAGCGAACCCGCCAGACCACCAGCAAGATTAGAGCCGATTTTGTCACGGGCCATACCTGCCATCGCGCCGAACTCGCGCAGGGAGGTCATGAATTTGTTGGAGCTTCTGGCCGCCTCGTCAGCATTGAAGCCGATAGCTTTCGCCATTGCGCTGTACTGCCCGGAGAAATCACCCACACCCCGGCGCATCGCCATGAGGGTATTTTCGTCAATGCCCAGCATCTGCGCATACTGGTTAGCCCGGTAATACGGCATGCTGCTGAGCTTCTGTCCGACACCCGTAAAAATAGCGGCCATGTCGCGCATGTTGCCGCTGGCGTCACGGGTCTGTACGCCCAGGCGATTCAGAAAGCCTTCTGCACCGGGATTGTTACGAATAAACCGGGAGAGGCTTTCCAGAGAAGATCGCGCAGCGTCCACGCTGCCGCCAATCTGCGAAACCGCATAGCCAATAGACTGAATCCCCTGAACCGTCGCGCCGGTGCGCTGTGACGCCCAGTAGAGATTATCCAGACCGGAGGCGATCTTGGCCGTGAAGGCCACCACGGACAGCGCAGCTCCTTCAACAGCCAGCCCCATTTTGATGACATTTGTAGTTGTACCGGCGAGGACAGAACCGAATTTTTTCGCGCCTGCATCATCCACACTGAAGCCAAGCGAGACAAGGAAATCTTTAATAGTTTCAGCGTTCATTATCCTCTCTCCATTTCTCAATGCGCCGCTGGTTATCCGCTTTTACCGCCAGATGGTCATTCAAGAGAGCAATGTCATACAAATCGACAGAGCCATCTTTAAGTGCTGTATAAGGAATTAACCCGGCGTCAACCGGATTGAGAAGGTAGGACAGCCCGTCCGGCAGGCTGTTAAACGTCAGCCCTGTTGCAGGCTCTGCGTCGTGCTGGTAAGGGGTGTAGGCAAAAAATTTCCCAGCGAATTGGCGACCACCCGCGCCACCAGCTGCAGCATGGTTAGCAGGTCGATATCATCGAACATCAGCTGACCGCTGTTGAATACCGGCGTCCATCCGTCCATGTGCTTACGTGACACTACGGCCAGGCAAGGATGAATAATCGCGTTGGTATCTTCTTCAGTCAGGGAAGACAGTTCCTCAGCGATACGCGGGAGCATGGTTTCAAACACCGGTTTTAACTGCTCGAATTTCACGGTGTCGATTTTGCCATCAGCAGGCAAACGGGAGCGAATGCTCCCGAAATCTGACATCATTCCTGCCAGCACCGGCAGAAGTTTGCGGATCACTTTCAGCTGATCAAAAACGCTGAGTTTTGCCGCGCGATATTTCACGCCTTTGATTTCGAATTCCATGTATTAAAACTCCCCGAGAACCTGGTCAATCTTGCCGCAGTCAAACACCCACGGCATCGTATTACCGGTTTTAGCGTTGGCATTATCCGGTTGTTTCTGGAACGCAACACTACGTGCCGTGATGATGTCGCCGCTGACCTTGTTTCGGATCACAATAACGTTATTCCCCCATGTGGCCGAAGACTGGCTCTGTGCGTTATACGCCAGCGACAATTTTTTATTTGTCGGTGATGTCTTCAGAAGGTTAACGGTAATCGTCCCGCTTTTATCTGCATGGAGACTGTGCATCACTTCGCCATCAGCACCGATGGTCATGGTGTTTTTAGGACCGCCCATCGCAACCACAATCCCCTCTTCAGAACTTGCAGAACCGTACCCGAGGTCAATCGAACCGGTCGGCCCGGTCAGCGTCGCAGTGACATCCATAAAAGAATAGGTAGACATTCACTTCCCCTTAGCGAACAACGTTAATCTGTACGTCAGCGTAATGAACCGCGCCTGCAAGTTTTATTGCAGCCTGAATCACCGGAGCCTTACGGGCTTCACGTTCTGATTGTGCCTGTTCATCCAGCGGCTGGGCGTATACGTAATAACCTTTGGGCAGCGTGTCACCTGATGACAACTGGCCAAGGTCGCCCCCGTTCCATACGCCCGGAGCAATCAGTCCATTCTGAACGGCCTGATCCAGTGATTTTTCAACATTTGATAACAGTCGGGTAATACCGGCTTCAGTCTGGGGAACTTTCGTGGTGCTGGTATAAAGCAGGTTATAGAGGTTGGTCTGCACATAATTCTGTAACCAGTCCAGGCCGTGGCGTTCATCAAAGAAATCGCCGTTAGCCATCACTCCCTGCTGGAGGATAGCTGTATCATTCTGGTAGTACACGAACACATTGCAGTTTTTTGCATCAAGTGCCGATGCCTGGCTGACTGTCAGTGTTTCATACCCGACACCCGGCTCCTGCTTAAACTTGAGCGTAATCGCGGTATTACTGCCATTGAAATTAACCGTGAATGCCCGGCCAAATGCAGATAACGCAGCGTATTTATTACCCGATGAATACTGAATAAAACTGCGTGAATATCCGGCGGTTTTCAGTTTTGATGCCAAATCATCTCTGGATGCAGTCTGCAGGCATTTCTCATCGCTTGTCGTAATCGCCAGAATACGGCTTACAGAAGAGGATTCGATCGCCGCAGCCACTTTCAGCCAGTCTGCATCCGGAATATCTGCATCGTCTGCAATCCCCAGCCCATACCATGAAGTATAATCAAGCATGGCATTCACAGCCTGCTCCAGCGTCTCAGGCGTGGCCTGTTCGCTGTCTCCATTCGTTTTCATCCAACGACCAACAAAAACCTCCTGAGGTTTCGGTGATTGAGAGAAAAACACCTGCGCAGCCTTATATTCTGGTGATTCCACGCCAAAATCTTTTCCAATATCTTCCGCGGCAGAATAACGGCGAATGCGCTCACTTACCGGAATGATTGTGGACGGGCCGAGAATGAGTAATGCACCAAAATTTCGCCCTGATGCTGCACGCGGCGACATGATCACATCAACATTAACAACGTTTGATACAGGCAAGCCCTGTGCCATAGCTTAATCTCCGAAAAAGATGACTGGTGCTTCCACCAGCGATTTAATACCGTACTCGCGCACAACCTTCCGGCGCAGACGCACCGTCATATCGTAGCGGCGGACCCATTGCTGATTAATAAGTTCAGGGAAGGGAGTCAGACCTGTGTAATCGCCAAGAGACAGCCCCAGCGCATTCAGTGCTGCATTGTTCTGCGGCACAGATATACCGTCACGAAACCGGGACGCATACACCATCCCCGCCGGTCCATAAAACGAAGCCATACACTCAATCGTTTCATGCCGCCAGAGCTGAGAGCCATTATCGGTCTGTCTGGTGAATGCCGGACTGTCATCACCTGACCATCCGATAACCCCAAACGCACACCAGTTCGTTTCAACCGGTAGCAGTGGCGGCTGCTCTTTCTGCCAGCGCGGGCGAACCATCCCGGCAGACAGGCCGGAAACGTTACGCATCCACTGGCTTAACAGCCTGTCGAGCGCTTCGTCATAATCCGGATCGCCACTGGTTGGTATTAACCATCCGCGCTCTGTACTGGTGTTATTGCTCAACCGGAGTTCCCCCATCAAACGGCATCAACTCACAATGCGCCTGAACGAATCCGGCCCCATAAGCTGTATACGGGTCGACGAAGGTCACACGATAATCACGACCCTGATACGTCACGATATCGGCATCACGGCCAGTCTGTCCCTGCGTCAGTCGCTCAGTCGTCACAATCAGAATTGCACCGCTGATTACCTGCCCTGCCTGCATACGGCGGTTTTCCAGAGAGCGATCAACAGTTACGACTCCGGCAAACTGCTTTTTAACTTCACTGTCGCTGCCGATCCCGTCCTCATCAACCGTTTGCACTCGGCGTGTTACCCACAAATTGAAGTCGCAAAAATCGGGGTCAAAAAGCACATCTGTTACATCAAGAGTCGGCATCTTTATCCCTCACTACATGGGTAATCGCTCTGCGATATTGCCCGGTGTCAATTAATGGTTTCGCCAGTTCGGTTCCCGGGGATTCGCCAGCAGCACGCCGGGTAAGTTCCAGTGTTGCCCCCTTGCGCCCCCGACGAGCCCGGGCTTCAACAGTACTGTCAGCAAGCGGCGTAAAGCCGGTAATGGTCATGTAACGCCTGACGCCATTAGCGGCCAGCGTTCCGGCACGGTTGAGCGCTCTTTCCGCACCCGCCGCATTACCATCAAGCGCAGCCTGCGCCGCTGCTTTGAGCTGCGGCACTGTCTGTTCTTCTACCGATTTAACGCCGGGGACCAGGTGAGGTCGTGGCGGGATGTTTTGCGCCGGTGAGCCGTATTCGTTGAGGTAACCGATGCTCGCATTACCAAACGGAACATCATCCCGCTCGCTGTCTTCCGAAGGGATGCCGACCAGCACATCTTTTTTGGTTAACGACCTGAGCGCATCCAGAATGGCCTGAGCGTTATCCACCCTCGTTGTTACACCGCTTTTGAAACTCATAGCTGGCGACCGCCTGCACCGAACATCGTGATCAACTGATAAAATTCAGCGCCATATCGGGTGTTATTCCAGAAACCTGCATCAGGATTCAGCGTCGCGCTGGTGTCATAACTGACGCTTACCTTATCCACGGACTTTGAGGACTGAACACCATTGGTTGAACCGCCCGGACCACCAGCCAGCATCGCCCAGCTGTCTGCCGCCCAGAGCGTCATGTAGTGCGCAACGAACAACCCGGCAAAGTACGGAAACAACTTTTTCCCGGTGACGTTTTCGCTCAGCAGTTCATCGGCCAGATTCAGACGAAACTGGATTTGCGCTTCGGGATATTTGGCAGGGTCAGCAAACTGCGGGAAGTCGCGGCGAAAATCACTTACCGCTGGCAGACTTTGATTCTTTGGCATTTTTTACCTCGTTACGCGCGTCTGTGGCTTTGCCAACGGATACTTCCGCGTGCGCACGAGTGAACCAGTGCGTGGCAACGTCTTCCTCCACTGCATGACGTCCTTTAACAAACTCGCGCCGCGAACCGTCGGGAAGCGTGAGCACAAACGGGGTATGTACGTGTATTACTGCATTATTTTTTGCCATCGGGTCATCCTTAATGGCCCCGCCAGGGGGCCATATGGCTGTTAAATGCCATCAACGTACGAAATGGTTTCTTTGTACACTGGCTCGACTGCACCCAGCTTGCCGTAGTAGGTCGCAATCTGGTACAAACCGCGATACTGCACCGGCACGCTCTGAAGCGGAACCAGCGGGTAGCGGACGTATTTTTTATCGTTGGTGTACGCAACCATGCGATCCTTATTCCCCACACCACGGCCTTTCAGCCATTTAACCGCGCGGATATTCAGCGGAACACCGTTCTGGTGATAGCTGATGGTGTTGGTCTGAAGGTACGTCAACAGGGACTGGTTACCCGCAGATGAAACGATGATGCTGGACAACAGAGCAAACTGCTCAGGCGGGATCAGCAAATCACGCGGAACCACAGAGTAACCGGAAGCGGCCCACGCATCAGACAGCACCTGGTTAATGCTTGCGCGGATTTCGTCCGGTGTTGAGGTTGCCCACGTTTTGGCAGCGTTGTTGACAGGAACACCGTTCAGGGTAACAAGGCCTTTCAGGTTTAATGCGGAATCGCCAACATACACCTGTTCATCGTTATCCATCTGCCATTTCAGTTGCATCCCGTCATACTTCTGCGTATCGATCGGGCGTCCGACCTGCTGAGCAGCCTGCAATTCTATGACCGTCCAGCCAAGTTCCATCCCCCACAGGTTCAGCGGGTTACCGGATTTGCCGATATCCACGTTTACGCCAGCAATAGCGGTTGAGTCTTTGCCTACCCAGTTTTTGCCATTCGGATTTGCACCAGTACCCGCAGCGGCGAAGCTGGTATTCGTCCAGCTGGAAATGTCATCTGCGATAGAGACATCTTCACGCAACTGAATATCGCGGGTCCAGGTGTACCCCACCAGTGGCAGGTTCAGCGTCTGGTCGAGTCGCTCCAGCTCCCCGATGAGAAAGGCACCAGAGCTGTCAACGGTTGCCTGATCAAAAGTAATCATTCGTCTGTTCCTTAAATCTTCCAGGAAATTTCTGCATTGCCGTCAGCATCACCGGCACCTGTGAATTCAGCGTTGGTCAGCACCACGTTTTTGCCACTGACTGACGTGGACATGAATCCACCCAGCGGCACTTTGATGGATTCATCAGTGGAGACGACAACGTATACCGGGTCGCCTTTTTTGATGGTGCTGGCATCAAAATCAGAACCGAGGTTAACGGTCACGTAGCCACGCTTCATGGCGTCGCCCGGGAAGTTCTTGCCACTCCCCACCTGGCGAACCATGTCCGGCTGCGACGTGGTAGGATAAGGGCGCACGTAGATCCCCTTCACCTTGTCTGCGGTATCACCATCTGCCAGCGGCACGAAAAAACCGTCATCATCGTATTTACCAGCCAGCCCATAGGCAGCGAAGGCGTTATCGGATTTAAGGACCACCGGTTCGACGGTTAAGTCCTGCGGGCGAGAGACAGCCCCGGTAATGCCAACAGGCATCCGGTACAGAAATACATTATTCATTTTTTACCCTTTACGGTTTGCCCAGAATTCAGCGTTTTGTTTGTTCAGGGAAGCGATACTGGTCATGCCCATGTTTAGGCGCTGTGCATCGCCGGTGGTGGCGCGGGTGTTTCGCCCTTTGGCAATTTCAGACACGGCATTAAACGCCATGTCGACCGATTGTTTCGGTAATTTGCGGATATCCGCATCACCGACTATCTGGCGAACCAGCGTTTTGTCAGCAGAAGCCAGAACCTCACGTTTGAACGCGGTCGGTTTCATCTTACGGCTCAGATCGATACCCGGAACGATAACTTCGGCACGCCAGGCTGAGTCACCAGTAATCGTGGTTTCCTCTTCATCGTCCTCGCCGTCACCGGTCGGATTATCGTCAGGCTTATTGTCGTTATCGCCCGTCGCATTTCCTTCCAGCTTAGCCAGCAGGGCTTTCAGTAATGTTTTGAGGTCATCATCACTGTCGCCGGTTGGACCTCCGCCCATCTCTGGTGCTTTGTCCGGTAGCGGTTGCTGCGGGGACAGGTTGATGTTGAGATTAACGCCCTGCGGCAAATCCCCCTCATCTCCTGTAACCGATGCGGGAGCCGACTCCACCAGTTCGTTCATGGTGTCAGCGTCACCCGTTTTGATGGCCGTGCGCATGCGGGTCCACCAGCTTTTCTTTTGATTTGCCATTGTGTCTCTGTCTCCAATTGCACAACGATTTCCGGCTCTGCCTTTAGGGACAAGAGCCACATGGTTTCCGGTAATATCGACCTGCCCGGCTTTACCTGGCTCGGTCTGCTCGTACTCCGCGTCATAGCCACACGACACTTCACGCAGGCCATCTTCGATAAGCTGAATAGCGCTTTCGTCTTTGACGATAAGGTCAGCCAGCATCAAATCAGACTGGTTACCAGTCCCGCGCCGCACATTCTGAAGATGCCCGACAGCAAGCTCTTTCCAGTTCTCGGGATTTACCAGCCGCACATTCCCGTTTTCATCTTCAGGATGCAGGATCGTGATGCTCATCCCTTCGAATGAGGCGAGCGTGGCCGGATGGAATACCTGCTCAGGAGAACGCGTTACGACTATCTCACCGAGCTTGTCGGGTTTGAGGTTTGGCAGATCGGCAGCGCCGTAGAGCTGCTTACCCGTTCGACCTATCGGCACGTCTTTGCACAGCAGCGAGCCGTCAGCCAGCTGATAGCGGGTTTCCCCCAGCCGGGTATTGAAAAAATATTTCATGGTTTACCTGCGATTCAGGCGAGATAAGAATGAGGGTTGGGGAAGACGATTTCTTTGTAACAGCGGCAGTTCGGCAGCTCACCAGCGTGACCGGTCATACCGTCAAGCGTTGGAGGTCGGCCCCATTCGACAAACTTACCTTCCATCTCCCGATGAGAATGCCGGACGTCGCCATCTTCGGCTGTACGCCAGATATAACCATTCGAGCCGATTGACAGCGCACGCGCCTGATCGAGCGCGCCGGTTGCGCGTCCAAGCTCGGTACGGGCGATAAGGTTCGCTCGTGAGCGTGACACGTCACCGGACGCAGCTATCTCTTTCGCGAATGGCTCAGCGCGGCCACCAGTCACAACGGCCTCGATGGCTTTGTTCTGAATGTCATACACCCGATCGGCGGCCTCAAGAGGTAGCGATTTGATGTACTTAATCTGCTCGGCAACGATGGATTTCATCACCTGGCCTACCGGGGCGCGGTCAACCATGTTGCGCAGCTCTGCACTGATGTTCCGGCTGTGCTGACGCCACTGCTTTTCATTCTGGCGCGCAATGTCGGCGGTAAAGTTCTCAGCAACCTTCGTCGCCCAGGGGGTGATGATTTCGCTGTAGCGCTCCAGCGCATCCATGATTTCGGTGACGCTATCGTTTGAACCATCGTAGCGCCCATTTACGATATCCCCGACCGCCCGCGCTATCTGCCGTAGGCTCGTTCGATATCGGATCTCCGCCTGGCGACTCTGGCGGGTTGTCGCCAAGTTCGCCGATGCCTGGCGGCGCTTCGTCTTCGGCATTCTCTATGTCCTCGTCGGTAATGGATGCCCCGATGCCGGTGACGTCAGAGTTTTCGCGCAGGTCGGTCATTGCCGCCTTACGCGTCATCAATCCGTCGCCCAGCGCGGTGCTGATCGCGTTGGTGGTGTTTACGGCCACCGTTGAGCGGTCAACGTCAGACATTTGCCATAGCGGGTTAAACTCAAACGTGAAATCGTCCGGCAGTGGCTTACCGAGTTCCGAGCGGTGCATAATGTCCAGTATCCGGCGCATCGGCAGCCGTAAGCGGCGCTCCTGCAATGAGCTCACCCGGTCGTAATAGTTGGCAAGATCTGCATCACCGGTAGAAAATCCTTTCGGGGACTGTCCGAACAACCGCACCAGTGGGATACCAACAGCGCCACTAATCTGTTCTGCAAACTGTGATAGGATGTCATCCAGACCACTGAAGCTGTACTGATGCGTTTCAAACTTATCCCGCGAGTCCATGAGCGTCATGCCTTCATTGCTCTGGAACTGTCGAATCAGGTCGATATTCTTCAGCAACGCTTCATACGCAGGACCACCAAGTGCGATAAGCTCGCGTAGCTTCTCCACGCTGTAGGTACGCAAATGCGCTTTGTAGACCAGCTGCGCCGCGCCGACAGTAGCGCTGTCGAACGCGGTAAGACGATCCCAGATACGCTCTACAACCGACATTCCCCATTCGTTCTCGGTCATCTTCTGCTGAAATGGCAGCGTGACGCCATCAAAGCGAATCAGTCGACTGTGATGGATGCGCCAGGCTGGAATGCCCGTGGCAGTGGTCACCACGTCGTAAAACTCAGGTTTGCCGAGATCCGGCCCCATCTCTTTAATGCGGCGGGTCAGGACCGGGTTAATCATCCAGCGGTCGAGCGGGAGAATGCCCTTAAACTTGCCTTCTCCAATGGTTTCGAGCCGCAGCGGGGTCATTGGTGCCTGCCCCTCGATCATGATGAAGCCGACCGCGCCGCCGTAGAGGCGCGACCATTTCAGCACGTCGTTCAGCGCATCCCAGATCTGCAACTCATCCAGCTGCGCTTCCAGGGTGCCACGGTCTTTGGCGTCAATCTCCGAAGTGATGCGAATGCCTTTCCGGGTCATATCGTCCGGGATAGCGTCGACCGCTTCGCCGATGATCCAGGACGAACGATAGGACCATTCCACCAGCATGCGGTTGCGGCTGGTGAAGTTAGCCCGGTAGGTCGATGCTGAGTGCTGGTTAGGCGTCTGTATCCCTACGCGGGCAATAAAATTCTCATAACCATCAGCTGTGGCCTGCGCAGTTCGCCGCAGGGCTTGTTTGTTTCGTGCCATCAGGCCTGTCTCCCTAGCAGCTCCCAGATGTTCAGGGCTGAATTCATTGGGGCATAGTTGATCATCACCGAGTCGGCAAGGTTTGGCGATCGGGTTCCATCAGGCTGTTTATCAATAACGATTTTTCCCACACCATTAATGGAATAGGTCGGCTGCGAAAGCTCGATGATGAGTTTATCTTTGAGTGCCATGCTACTGCTGATTGAGATGATTTCGTCCGGGTTGTAAGCCATACCTTCAACCACGGCGCGCCAGGTATTCTGAAAAAGTTTACGTAACCGCCACCAGCTCTGGGCTTTGGCGTTAGCGAAGAAGTCCTTGTTCAGACGTGCGGCTTGCCCGTTGTCCCCGCGAACAGCTTCATCATCCGGATCAAATACCGCGCCACTACCTCGAAACGGTGTGGCGAGTATTGACGGTCGGCGCGCAGCGTTACGCAGTTCGTTGATAGCGCGTGCATCGCCGCGAACGCCAGCGCCCAGCCCGTCCTCGTCAAAGCGAAACTCTTCGAGGTTGTCCTGTTCGCAAAAGCCGAAAACCTTCTCGACGGACTGATAAATGTCGCTGCCCACACCGGACCATTCCCGCACATTCTCCAGGAGGAAGCCATGACGGGTGGAAAAGGCATTTTTGTCCCTGCCTTCGTCGGCGACATCCATCGCGCCAAGTCGTTTGCCTGTTGGCTGGATCCCCAGTTTGATATGCGCATCAACGGCAGCCTGTACCCATTCGGATGGAATCAGGACGCCTTCCGCTGATGCGCTGTAGTTCAGATCAAGTTCCTGTGCCACCACCACCGGATTATCGATTTTCTCGCATTCCCTGCGATACCACTCTTCATCCTTGCGAGGATCATCCCGCCAGTGGAATGTGAATACCGGTATCTTCCCGCCATGACGCTTCTGAGCGAACGGGTTCGCCATGCCATTAACTGAACTCAGGTCAATACGGCAACGCGTCGTTTGTGACAATGCCGCATCAATCAGCAGAGGACGCTGAAGGAATGCAGCCTCATCAACAAGATAAAGCGTGGTACGGTCACCACGACCAATATTATCGCCAGCCTCGCCTTTGATAACGGCACCAGTTTCAGGAAACTCAACACGCATATATGGCGCGTGCTTCTTCTCGCTCCACGAACCGCGAAACTCTACAGGTAGTGTTTCCACGAACTTGCGCGCCTTCCAGAACAATGCTTTCGGGTCACCGGTGCTGTCGACGTATTCCTCTTTACGGGAGCCGAAACCGATAACCATTTCTTTGTTGAAGAGACAAAGCGAGCAGGCCAGTCCGATCGCGGTCCAACTGAGCCCCATTTCACGGGATTTTTCGGTAATACCATTCTCCCGATTGCCCCAGCGTTCCATAATCCAGTGGATCCACTCCTCCTGCTTAGGGAAGAGTAAAAACGGAATGGTCACCGGCAGGCCATAATCAATATTACGCGGGTCCGTTGTCATGCCCCAGTCGATGATGAACTGAGCCGGATTGGTTCGGTAAAACTGTTTTAGTGCAGGCAATATTTCAGGATTCTGGCGAATGCGCTGTAAGCGTTCCATCCGCCATTCAAAAACCATCTGGTAATCAGGATGTTTAAAATCGAAGGGGAATGGTAACGGCATACTTAGCCCATCATTTTTCTATACGCCTCTGCAGCCTGCTCCGGCGTTAAGTTGGTAATTTCTGTTCTGACTGGTCCTCCATCAGCGCCAGTCACTTCATTTTTGACGTTGTCTTTAAACACCTGAACAGAAACATGACGCCCAAGCAACTCAAGGTTTTTAACCTTATCAGGCCATTTGATTTTCTTCAGAAGTGCGGCGCTATCTGCGGATACCATCTCCACGACATCCATTCCTGATAGCGTTGTGCGCCATACCTTAGGCCAGTCTTTAATGGGCTTTAGCTCACCGTTTTGCAGGAGAATGTCGAGCACATCCATCTGGTCGATTTCAATAAGGCGATTAAGTACATATTCTGCATTAATACCAACAAGATCATTGCGTTGCGCTTTCAGTTCAGCGATTCTGAATTGTATGTCAGGTTTTGACAGGTTTTCGGATGCGGTACGGTTAGCTGTCTTTGCGCTGTACCCCGCCCGAATAGCCGCTTGCGTGGCGTTTAAATCGATGAGGTACTCGCGACAGAACATTTCTTGCTTGTCGGTGAGTGCCATTGATATACCTGAGGAAATTATGAAGTTAGAAGATTTCGCAGCTTATAACCGCCCTCAATCGAAGGTGTCCGATGAGAGGAAATTTCTTGATTACATTCACAGTCGGAACAGATGGGTTGAGTTTATCAAAAGCATCGATAACGCAAAGCCAGTATCAATTGCCATGAAAAATTCATTCCATAGTCAATGGGTTGAGTCTGGGGCCTTTATACGTGAAAAGATCAACGACGACTCAATTCTCCTCAAACTATTAACGCTCTTATTGCCAACATATGATGGTGACAGCCTTGTACTTTATCGGGGGGAAAATAAAGACAGGTTCGATAAAGGGCTCATTGGATTTTGCTGGACAACGGACATTTCAGTCGCCGAGAAGTTTGGTCGTGGATTGAATGCATACAAATCACCAGGTTTGCTGTTAAGAGCTGAAGCTCCAGCCTGTTCTATATTAGCTGGCCCCAATGCCCACAGTCGTTATCTTGGTGAAAATGAGTTCACGGTTAACCCCTCGCGTCTTTCAAACATAACCGTTATTGAAACCTATCCGGACAACTCTTTTTTCAAATGATGAATAAATAGATGCCCTATACTTCACCCGCCACTGGTACGCCGTTTCGATGGCCTCCCAGTCCGGTTTTGCCATGAATTTTTCCTCTTAGTGACATTATCGAAGCCCCTTATCAAAGGAGCTTCTGTAATGTCAGTCCCGAACGAACGTAACCTTCGTGTTTGTCGCTCGCCGTACAAGGCGCGCCGCTTCGCGTTGCATTTCATCGATAACTTTTGGCGTCATCGGCTGATGCGCATATTTACGTTCAATCTCTGCAAAAATCCCGTTCATCGTTTCGCTGTCTGGTGGGATAACTTTAACGTTTAATCGTGCCATTGGTTTGTGCTGCCCTGTTTTTCTCAAAAGCCCTGATATCAGCCTTATCCCTGTTGCACTGTGCTAACGCTGACAACAACGCAACATTCAGGTTAAGGCTAGCTCCCCACGTAAACGGGTCGGGTAAATCTGGCTGGGGTGTTTCATCCGTCAGACTGGCTGGTAACGGAACGACCGGCACCGACACGTATACCGTTCGCGTATTCGTGCAACCGCTTAACTGCGCCAGAAGGAACGATACGAACAGCGCAATCATCACCCGAAACAGCCACTTTGATATCTTCCTGGGTTCTCTGTGACTCCAGTGCGATCTGCTGTTTTGCATGCTGGTTAGCCTCTATAACTGTATTGATGATTTGCAGAGATTGCAGGACGTTACTGGTAATGGCTGTTGCAGATTCAGCATTTCGTACAGCCTCATCAGCACGCTCCTTTTCGTGCTGATATTTGCTGTAGTAATGCCCGGCAGACCAGATAAAAGAACCGATGACGGTAACAAAGAAGGCAACAATAACCAGCTTATATCTCAGCTTCATTTACCACCCCACCCGCTTCTTTAAATCGGGCAATCAGGTCACCGATTCTATGTTCATACTGACCGTAACCAGCCCCCGGCAACGAAGCCCAGATATTGCTGCAACGGTCGATTGCCTGACGAATATCGCCGCGGTCAATCATCGGTAAAGCGCCACGCTCTTTAATCTGCTGCAGCGCTACAGCATCCTGGCTTTCTGGAGAAAAATCTTTCAGGCCAAGTTGCTTGCGGTAGGCATCCCACCAGCGTGAAAGAAGCTGGTAGCGACCGGCTGCTGTTGATTTGAGTTTGAGGTTTAGCGTGACAAGTTTGCGAGGGTGATCAGAGTAATCAGTGAATAGCTCTCCGCCTACAATGACGTCATAACCATGATTTCTGGTTTTCTGCCGTCCGTTATCAGTTCCCTCCGACCACGCCAGCATATCGAGGAACGCCTTACGTTGATTATTGATTTCCACCATCTTCTACTCCGGCTTTTTTAGCAGCGAAGCGTTTGATAAGCGAACCAATCGAGTCAGTACCGATGTAGCCGATGAACACGCTCGTTATATAAGCGAGATTGCTACTTAGTCCGGCGAAGTCGAGAAGGTCACGAATGAACCAGGCGATAATGGCGCACATCGTTGCGTCGATTACTGTTTTTGTAAACGCACCGCCATTATATCTGCCGCGAAGGTACGCCATTGCAAACGCAAGGATTGCCCCGATGCCTTGTTCCTTTGCCGCGAGAATGGCGGCTAACAGGTCATGTTTTTCTGGCATCTTCATGTCTTACCCACAATAAGGGGATTTGCTCTATTTAATTAGGAATAATGTCGATTACTGATAGAACAAATCCAAGCTACTGTGTTTAGTAATCAGATTTGTTCGTGACCGATATGCACGGGCAAAACGGCAGGAGGTTGTTAGCGCAGCCTCTTGCCACCCGCTTTCACGAAGGTCATGCGTAGAATGCCGCAGCGTAACTATCACTGATGAATTCAGGATAGCCAGTGGCTACGGCTCAGTTATGGTGCTGGTTAACGGACTTGAACCGCTACCCATTCGCTTACAAGGCGACTGCTCTACCATTGGAGCTAAACCAGCATATTTGGCGGGACAGCGTGGACTCGAACCACGATAAGAAGGTTAACAGCCTTCCGTAATGACCTTTATACGACTGACCCAAATAAAAAAAGCCACCGTTGCAACTTAAGAGTCACTAACGGCAGCTTATGCCAATAGTGTTGCTCACTTGCTCAATGATGTCAACACGTTCTATGCTACATGTTTAATTTTCTCTACACGTTTCCGATTTTTAAACGCACTATCCAGAACCGGGTAAATCATAAACAACGAGGCATTAAGGATTTCGTCAACTTCCCGTCGACAGGTTGCGAGCGATGGTTTTTGAATGCGCCCGCCGCCACGGCATAACATCTTGCGAGGTCTTGCGACGCGATGATAGTAAGATGCAATGGCGTGCTTGGAAGAGCCATGAGCGTAGTAGCTGAGGAGGATTCCAAAGGCTTTCTTGTCAATGTACATGACGGAATCGACGACCTGAGAAATCAACATTCCATCATCATCATTACACATTGGCCTTGTCATAACTCTTCCCGGCTCTACGCTCTCCATGAACTTCGCTATTACGCTGCTCATGCGCTTTTCCAGACGACCTGAATAAACCCATGCGCCCCACAGTTCAAGCCAGCCATTCAGCCACTCATGCTGTTCTTTGGTGAGGTTTAGTTCTCTTATGCCCACGCGCCTTCTCCCTGTACCTGAATCAATGTGAGATTTCCGCAGAACACTGCCCCAGTATCGATATACATCTGGTTGGCAAATTTGAGTGGTTTCACTGCTGGCGTATGACCAAAGATAAACGTGTCCGCGCCTTTAATTTCTTTAACGATCCCGTCTTGTGAGTTGCTGATTCGTTCGCGGTTCCAGATTACCTGCTGATGATCAACTGGCTTTCCAAATTCGTATTCGTCACAAGGATAATCGGCGTGGCAGATGACATATTTTTTACCTTTGCTCACCAGTTCGATGATTAACGGAAGTTCTTCTGCTTTATGGGCAAGAGCTTTAGCCAGAATTTCTTTGTCGTAATCGAGATTAAAGAACCAGCCACCGCCATTAAGCAGCCAGTGATTAACGTTTCCACGCTCTGATAAGCCATCAATCATCATTTGCTCATGGTTTCCACGTACAGCTCTGAACCAGGGGAATGTGATTAATTCCAGGCATTCAACGTTCTCTGCACCACGATCAACCAAATCGCCCACCGAGATAAGCAGGTCTTTTTTGTTGTCGAATCCAATCGTATCCAGTTTGTTCATCAGGTTCGTGTAGCATCCGTGCAGATCGCCAACTACCCAAATATTTCGGTATTTGCTGCCATCAATTCT